TGGTTATTCATTTGTGCAATATGCAAAAACAGCAGCTAATCAAAATTTTCATAAAGTAGTACCTTATGGCAACGCAAGAGGCCCAGAACACAAAACCCAGACTTATGCGACAACCCCAGCCATTCGGGAAGCTGCGATGATCGTGGCTGTTGACATCTGGCAAGCAAGACAAGTAAGCCAGACTGGTGGGGTAGGCATGGATGGGATCAGTGCCAGCCCTTATCGAATGGGTTATCAGCTGATTAACCGAGTGCGTGGTCTCATCCAGCCGTATTCAAGTCCAGCATCACTGGTAGGCTAATGGCCGCAATAACTACACTTCGTGGCACGCTTGCAACAGCTTTAACCAATGCAGGTGTTTGGTCAGTGTTTAGTTTTCCACCAAGTACACTTCTCGCAAACAGCGTGGTAATCACTCCATCTGATCCGTACTTAATACCGAGCAACAATGACCATATTACAGTATTACCTTTGGCTAATTTTAAGATTTTAATAACTAAACCTGCATTAGATAATCAAGGCAATTTAGCTGGTATGGAAGATTATCTAGTTGCCGTAGTAACAAAGTTAGCGGCAGCACCACTAACACTAAACATATCAAGTGTCTCAGCTCCATCAATCGTTAGCGCAAACAGTGGCGATCTTTTGGTTAGCGAGATAACAGTATCAATCCTAACGAGCTGGAGTTAAAACATGAGCGATGCACAAGACTTAGCCTTCTTAATTAAGATAGGCCAAATCAAAGAAACACCTAAAGAAAAAGCAACACAATCCAAGAAAGAAGAGGAATAACAATGGCCATATATCTAAACAATAAAGTAGGCGTTAAACTGGCTACTGCCGCTGCGCCTACTACACCATCAATCGATATTAGCGATGTTGTAACTAGCGCTGTTATCAATCAAATTGTGGACGAGCTAGAAATCACAGCCATGGGGGATGACGCACACCGCTTCACCCAGGGTTTGTCATCTGGCACATTTTCCATCGACTTTATGAATGACTGGGCTTCATCCGAAGTAATGCAGACATTAAATGATGCTTTCGGACAAACACTGTCAGTCTCAGTTATTACTGTTAAAGGTACTACTGTTTCAGCTGCTAACCCTACATATCAATTTTCAATTTTGGTCAATAACCTTACCCCACTGGGTCAAGGCGGCGTGGCTGAAATTGCAAATTCTAGTGTTACGTTTACACTAAACTCTAAGGTAACAGTATCACCTTCGGTACCATTTTAACTAAGGAGTAATAATGGCAAAGCTAAAGATAACAAGGGCTAATGGTGAAGTATCTGAGCATAAGATAACACCAGGTGTCGAGTACGCTTTTGAAATTAAAAGAGGTATGGGAATAAGCAAAGCCCTGCGTGAAGAAGAAAAGCAAAGCGATATTTATTGGCTAGCTTGGGAATGTTTACGTAGGGCTGGTGCACAGGTATCTTTATTCGGTAACGAATTTATTGACAGCTTAGAAACTGTCGAGGTACTTGACGAAGAAAAAAAATAATACAGCGGGATTCAATTCTTTACACGATAGCGATGCTATCTGTAGAACTTAGAATACCGCCTAAAGAGTTCATAGATATGGATTCTGAAATGTTTGCCGCAATCGTGCAAGTATTGACGGATCGAGCCAAGGAGATCAAAAATGCCAGTAGAGGTCGTAGGCGTTAAAGATGTCGTTAATGGCTTAAGTTTTATTGATGAAGATTTAAGAATAAGGATTAGCCGTGCAATAGATCCTTTAATGAGACAGGTGGCAGATAAAGCTAAAAGTTTTGTGCCATCTGACTCAGAGGTTTTGTCAGGTTGGTCTAAACCATTATCTTCTGTAGTAGAAAGACCATTTCCAAAATTTGATAGTGCTGTAGTTAAAGCAGGTATTGGATATAATCCTGGCAAGAATAAAACTTTAAGAAATGGCTGGCAAGTAAGCCAGTATGTTTACAATGTCAGCCGAGGTGGTTCTATTTACGAAACCGCAGGCAGATTAAACCCACAAGGCCGAGCACCATTTACATTTAAGCATGAAGGCAGTGGTACTTATGTTAGAAAATCTGCTAAGAGCCAGGCATTAGATTATTACAAATCTAATAACCCATTTGCTAGCCAACAATTTATAGCGCAATTAGAGCCAGTTACTAAGCCTAAGAGAATACCTGGTACACGTGGTGCTACTGGTAGAAAAATGCAAGGTCGTTTAGTTTACAAAGCCTGGGCACAAGATAGCAATAAAGTTTATGAAGCAATACTAAAAGCCATAGATAATACAGCTGTAGAATTTACACGCAAAACAGCGATTAAGAAGGTTGCGTAATGGCCAATATATTTGTAGCAGCGGCAGCAACCTGGAATGGTAAAGCGTTAAAAACCGCTAAAAAAGATGTCAGCGTATTTGATAAGCAAGTTAAAAAATTAGGCACAACCTTACTTGGTGTATTTAGCGCTAGAGCCTTATACAATTACAGTAAGAATGCGGTTAAAGCATTTGCAGCCGATGAGAAGGCAGCTAGATCTTTAGAAGTACAATTAAAAAACACAGGTTTTGCATTTAGTTCACCAGGCATAGAACTATACATATCTAATTTACAAAGAGCTACAGGCGTATTAGATGATGAACTACGTCCAGCATTCCAGCAATTATTGACAGTAACTGGATCTATTGGTAAAAGCCAAGACGCATTAAACACAGCATTAAACGTTGCAGCTGGTACAGGTAAATCATTATCACAGGTAACTCAAGCATTATCCAGGGCATATGCAGGTAATACACAGGGATTAAGTAGGTTAGGTGCCGGCTTAGATAAAGCGTTATTAAAAACTGGCGACATGGATGCAATCATGGCCAAACTTAATCAGAAGTTCTCAGGTCAGGCAGCCGCTAGGTTAGAGACTTATGCCGGCAAAATGGATTTATTGCAAGTTGCATCCGAAAATGTTAAAGAAGAAATTGGTAAAGGCATATTAGATGCTTTAACTTTATTAAGCAGAGATACAAGTATTCAAAGCGCTACAGGCTCCATGGAAGATTTTGGTACTGCAATAGGTGATGCCATTTATGGTATGGCTAAATTAATTAAAAGAGTAGAAGATTTAGCCGTAGTAAGTAAATCGGGCGGTTTAGCTAATTTATTATTATCATTACAGCCAGGTGGTCGAGTAGGAAAATTAGCATTTGATGCATTATCTAAAAGCGGTGCACGCCCTAGGGAATTACCAGTCAATGAGCAACGCAGTTCTAGCAGAATATACGTTCAACAACTTAAACAAGAAAAAAGAGTTGCAGATCAATTAGCCAAAGCCAGGGCAGAAGAATTACGCTTATTGGGTATTAAGAATGGTATAGAAAATAAAAATGTTAAAGAACTAGAAAAGAAGTTTGATTTAGAGCGTATTGGAATTACCCAGGCGCTTAATGCTGCAACCGATGATGAAACTAAATTACGCTTAAGAGCGCAATTAGCCATATTAGATAATAATGAAGCCTTGGCTAAAAAGTTATTAGCTGAAATGGAAGCGGCAGAAGCATTAAAAAAATTGGCAGAAGCAGTAAATAAAGCTACTGATAGTTTAGTAACTGCGTTTGATTTATTAAGTAAAGCAGTAAAAGATCTTATTATTTCTTTTGGTGTAAGCCCATCACAGGTAGGCCCAGGTGGTGTAATAACTGCTACCGCTGGTGGTGGCCGTATGGGTAGTCTTGCAGATGTAGCTATAAACAATCCAGAGTTTGGTTATAGTAATGAAGCCAGAGCATTAGGCTTAGCATTAGGATTTACACCAGGTATAAGCATGGGTGGATCAGGACAAGAAATGAGAGTAACTGTCGATGTAGCAGGGGCTGGCGATAAGTTAAGCCAGGCTATTGCAGAAAGTATCCAAGTAGCCACTAGAAATGGATACAGCACAGTACCTGCTGGACAAGGGTTCTAATGACAGTACCTGTAATAAATGCTGTAATTAACTTTAGCACTGGCCCTAGTTTTGCCCAAGCCATGATATTAGATACAGGTATTTTAGATACAAATGTATTAGCAGATTCTACAGCTGTAATCGTAGATGTATCTAATCAAATAAATAGAATTGAAACTAATCGAGGCCGTACTGCTCTTAGCGATCAATTTCAAACAGGGTCGCTTACTTTACGTATAATAGATCAAAATGGCGATTTTAACCCACAAAACGTATCGGGGCCCTATTACAATTTATTAACACCTATGAAGAAGGTGCAGATTACTGCTACCTATGGTTCTACTACTTATCCTATATTTGCAGGTTTTATTACAAGTTATGTAACTACCTACCCACAAGAATCAGAGGATGTAGCGACTACTACTATACAAGCTGTAGATGCTTTTAGATTAGCCCAATTAGCACAGATAAGCACTGTTACTGGCGCTACTGCTGGCGATCTATCAGGTACTCGTATCAATGAGATATTAGATGAAATTGACTGGCCAATATCACAGCGTGATATAGATGCAGGTCTTACTACATTACAGGCAGATCCAGGCACTAACCGCACAGCATTACAGGCTTTACAAACTGCTACAGAATCTGAATATGGCGCTATCTATGTTAGTGCCGATAATAACTTTGTATTTCAAGATCGAGGCGTAACTGCTGGATCTATTGGTGGCACACCTACAGTCTTTGCAGATGATGGATCAGGCATAGATTACTTTGATGCTACCTGGATATTAAACGATGTATTGGTATTTAATAAAGCCACTATCACTAGAGCTGGTGGATCGCCACAGGTAGCCCTAAACCAAGCCAGCATAGATAAGTACTTTTTGCATAGTTATTTTTTAGATAATCTGTTAATGCAGTCAGATGCAGTAGCCCTAGATTATGCCCAGGCTTATGTGGCTAGTAGGCAAGAAACTTCTATACGAGTAGATGCCATAGTCCTAGATCTATACACCGATAATTACAACTCAGGTATATTGGCAGCTTTAGATTTAGATTTTTTTGATCCGATTACAGTTAAGACTACCCAGCCTGGCGGATCGCTTTTAGAAAAGACTTTACAGATTTTTGGGGTACGGATGGCAATTACCCCGAATAGTTGGAAAACCACGTTCACGACACTAGAGCCCGTTATAGATGCATTTATCCTAAATAATAGCATTTATGGCACTTTAGACTATAATGTCCTAAGTTACTAAGGAGTAGAGATGGCAGCAGGTTTAGGGTTTAAGGATTTTACTACAGGCGAGGTATTGACCGCAGCCGATGTCGATGGCTACTTAATGCAAGGTGTCTGGGTTTTTGCCAGTGCCACTGCTAGAGATGCAGCTGTAACATCACCACAAGAAGGTAATTTTGCATATCTTAAAGATACAAACGTGACCACTTATTACACAGGCAGCGCTTGGGCAAACCTAGATACAACAGGTATGACAAACCCAATGACAACTACTGGCGACACTATTTATTCTTCAAGCGGATCAACACCTGCTAGGTTGGGAATTGGCACAGCAGGACAAGTATTAACAGTTAATTCTGGCGCAACTGCTCCTGAATGGAAAACACCTGCAGGTGGT